CTCGTTATACTCGTTGGCTTTGGCCAGACTAGATAGACCAAACCATATAATAGAATTTAATACTATTACTGTTATCAAAAATTTACGCATAATATAATATCCTCTCTTTCATATTTATAATATACACCATAAAAGAGGGTTTGTCAACAGGTATTTTGGGAAAAAAGTGTAGTAAAATGAGGGGTTTATTGAAGAACAAAGGGTGAACAACAACTTGTCGCACCCTTTATTCTAGTGATTCGTTATGGTGTTACGAAATCTTTGTTCCAACCAAAGGCTTCTTTAACCATATCTGCGGTTAGACCTTTGTAAGTTTTATTTAAAATACCATTCTTCATATCTAATAAAACTTTTGCTTCGTTCTTATGTAGACCTTCTAGCATTTGAATAAACATAGTTTCTTTCTGTAGTTTATTTGTTGCTGGGTCTGCACCTTTAACAAAGTGCCATAGTTTTTTTGACTCGTTTATTAAAAGTGTATGTTCTGTACCTTCTGGTACATCATTTTCAATATATGGTGGTATACCTTCTGGTAAATCCCATTCTATTTTTGGATCAAAAGCACCTTTTAAGATTTGTCTTAAAGATGGTTTATCGTATTGTCTTAAAACATCTATCTTTTTAGGTTTGTCTTTTGCGTTATTAACCTTTAAAAAGATTTCACTTATCAATGGGTATGCAGAACCAGATGTACTGGACATTGCTTCCATTGCTTTTCGGGAAATCAAATTAGGATTGTCTTGTGCCATTATATTTCTCCATGCATGTTATCAAAAATCATTTATATTTTCAATCAATGATTTCAGTTTGTTCTCTATAAAGTAAGTCAACAACAGCGTCCTGTCATTTACTTTATAATTTATATATTTACTCTTTATATCATTATATATAAGACCTGGAATCTCGTCCAAGTCTATCAACTTCTTATTTCGTTCATAATACTTTTTAGTTTCTGAACCAAGAGGTATGTTTTCTATATTTGTCCATTCCTCTAATCTCTTTTTATTTATAGGTCTTTGTTTGGTACCTGTTACAAATACATCATCTGCACTTAATATATTTGGTACACCATCTGATCTATCGCCCTTAATTACTTGTTCGTGTAAGTATTTAACTGGATCCTCATCTTCTACAAACTTTTTTTGTATAGGTGCATATTGTTTTACATTTGGGTATCTATGTAATTGTATAAAGTCTTTGTCACCTGATACAATCATAATCTTTTCTTTTGTATGATTTTCTTTTACAAGTACAGCGATTATATCATCTGCTTCAACTTTGTCTATGTGTAATACGATATAAGGAAAGTTCTCTGCAATCTCATCTCTTATTTCACCAATCATTTTAAATAATGCTGACCAATCAACATCAGATTCATCTCTGCCTTTTTTTCTTTTGTATTTGTAATTAGGAAATATATCTCTACGCCATGGATTAGCGCCATCAGCACATAACACAGGCGTTCCATATTCATCTTTAAATTTTAAATTATAACCACGAATAGAATTAAGTACCATATGTCTTAACATATTTTTATCTGGTAAGTCATCAAATTGACCTCTTGTTTGAGCCATAAGATTAGAAATCAATACTTGGTTTAAATCAACTAATATCATATAGGTAAAACTGCTCCTGTATTGTTTTGAGTTTTTTCGTACCAATCTCTACATATATCCATAACTCTTTTTCTATTTTTAAAATTTATTTCTTTTACATCAATTAATTTTTCAAACAGATGATCTATCTCTGCACATAGTTGGTAATTGATATGTGGTTTAACTTTTATCTTATCAAATTCTTTATAACATTTTTTAATTAAATGTTTTTGTACAGGTTTGTTTATTTCTTCCCAACTCTTGTCATAAAAATAATCGTAAACTTCTTTTTCAAAATATGGTACACTTAATACTTTGTCATACTCTTTACAAAATTGTCTTAACTGATCCATAGCACCTGCGTTTGGTGTATTATGAAAATAGTTATATCTAAACTTGTTCATTAATTCTACTGTATGTTTAAAATGCATCATACCTTTTTTACTTAAAACATAATGACTATCAGCACCTACACCTGTTAATATATACTTTTCTTTTATCTTAGGAAACAAATATATAAATGGAAATGTACACTCAAAATGAGTTTTCTTTCTACAATTATATTTCTCTGCAAGTAATTTAAAATCTTCTATCAAATTATCTGTTGACATTGGTACAGGCACAAACGGAACATCAAACGTTTTACATATCTCTTCTGCTTTTAATGAGTCATAAGATGGTTTACCATCTAGGAAAAAAGAATAACCAACAGGTTTCTTACCAAGTCTTAAACAAGTAAATAAAAGTGTGGCACTATCTGTACCTCCACCCATAAAAATTGCAACATCATCACCCTTAACATCTTTCTTTACCAAGTCCAATAATATTTTATCAATCATTTAAATATTTCTTTTTATACCATTTGTAAAACATCTTATCGCCAAAGTATTCTACAATATGACTTGCTGGTACTTGGTCACTTCTAATACAATCAGCAACTTCTTGGTATTCTGTTCTATCTATTTTTAATTGTTTTTGTGGTTTAATTTTACTTAAAGTCATAAGGTAACGTTTTCTTTTTATCGGCTTCAATTCTCTCAATGTTTTTTCTATATCTTTCATATACTATATAGACGGTTGTAAATCCTACAACATAAAGTATCATACCAAGTATACCTAATAAAAATCCGTGTTGAAAGTCCATAATAAAAAAAGACAGGGCGCCGAAAGGTAGCGCCCCATCTAGTCAGTTTAATTACGCATCAAGTGCGATTAAATCAGATTTCTTAACTGAAACCTTGTGGTTGTTGTACTTGAATTTAGTACCATACAACGCTTGAATACCAGCAGCAATGATCGCTCTTGTTGGCGTACCCATTCTGTAGTATTTCTTTCCACCTACTCTATTACCGAAGATCATGTAACCTTCAGCTCTTAAAGTGTCAATCATCGCTCTTGGTGATTCTAAATCAAATTTACTTTGAATAGTTTTCCAAGCAACGTTCTCACCTTTTGATAAAAGGTTTAACACTTTTTGTTTTTTTGATAAAGATTTTCTACCTCTAGTTTCTGTAGCAACAGTTCTTTTCACTGTTTTTACTTTTACTAGTTCGTCTTTACCAAATAGGCTTTTTAATGTATTTAACATATTATATACTCCTTTATATATTTGAGTTTGTTTTACTATTTTACGACCTGTTAAGGCGATTCCTTTGGAATTTTGTTTAATCATTTATATCGTCTCCATCAAACATACCAGCTTGATCGTTTATATCTCTTAATTCATCTTTTATATCTGGACTAAATGGTTTGTGTTGTTTATGTTTCTTGTGTATCAAATCTGTGTAATCAATCTTTGCTGATTGTGAGCCATCTTTAAGTGTCTTTAAATCTACTAACTTGTCTGATAGTATTTGTGCAGGGTGTTTTATATCAAAATCTCTATAAATCAAACCACGCATTACATCTACAAGTACAGCCAAGTCTTTTGTAAATGTATCTTTATTTGTTTTGATTGCCAAGTTGTAAAACTTTCTTAACAAATCAATACTAATATCATCTACTGTTGTTTCTACAAATTGTTTAGTTTGTTCTTGTTCTAATTTCTTTGCAAACTTGTCATCTTTTACAGGACCAGTTGTTGACTTCTCTACAATTTTATTTGTAGGAAACAAAATAATATTATCAGTTTTTTTATTCACTAATGATTTCACCTTTAAAGTTTACCTTTCCTTGATCTGCAAAGTATTCAACTAATTGATTATAACCACCAACTAACTTACCATCAATTTTAATTTGTGGCATAGTTCTTACAGGTTTACCAATGTCTTCTAACATCTTTTGTGGAGAATCAAAGTCTTCCATTTTCTTTTCTGTGTATTCAAGGCCAAGATTTTTTACCATATGTTTGGCCTTGTTACAAAATGTACAGTTCTCTTTACTGTATATTATTATTTCCATCATCTTTACCTATTAAGTTATCGTAAGCAATTTGTGCTTTTTCTTTTACATTGTAAGCGTCAACTGCTTCAGCGATTGTAAAGTTATACATCTTATTGTATTCGCCCATTGGTAATCTTAAACCAATCCACGCTCTGTAATAACCTTGTTTTGTTATAGTTACATCTTTAGCAAATATTTCATAACCTCTAACTGGTGTATCTTTAATTAAGTTTACTATTGTACTCTCAACTTCTGTTACTGTAGATTTGTTATGTGTTTTACCAATTTCTGTAATAAATTGTTTAGATGATTTATTCATCTCGCCTTTAATAATGTCTGCCATTTCTGCCTTGGCAATCATCATACCTTTTTCTATTGCTAGAGATAGGTCTGGTGACACCGCAGTACCAACACCAAAGATACACATTTTATCTTTGTTTTTACCAAATGTAGGTGTATCACACGCCTTCTTTTCTGAAAAGTCATTCATATACCAGTTAGGTACTTTATTTAAGACTTTACCCTTTTCACTTTTCATCTTATAAGTTGCAGAACAATTAGCAAGTAACAACCCTGCGCCTACAACTAATAGTAGTTTTTTCACTTTATTCATAATTATTTAACCTCACTTTGAACATTATATACTATTTCTTGTAATTTGTCAAGTCCAAAAGCAATATGATCTAAAAACTCAGCCCCTGTCATACCTGTCACAATTACAATAACTAGTGAGATTATGATTATATTCTTAATCATTGTACCTCCCATTCGCCATTGATTTTTAAACACGTTTTACCTGGCGTCTTAAAAGCGTGTCCTGACCGACTATAATATCGACAGTATTCTGGAGCCGAAATATCTCTGTAGTAAAATTGAGCAAATAACTCCCAATAACCTGGTGTATCAATTCCCTTTTTACCATCAGCACACTCCAAAATTTCTTCTTTGATTATCTCATCATCTTTTTGTTTGATAATCACTTTTATAAAACAATATTGACCATCAGTTTTTTCTGGTGATATTGATTTGATTTTACTATGTAATATTTTTTCACCTGAAAATGCTATACTTACAAGACCAGGTATTAAAAGTAAAACCAAAAATATTAAAAATAAAACTCTTTTCTTATTCATATTAACCTTT